AAAACGGTGATCAAGGTATACAGTCTTCGCACCTTTAGTTGTGATTTCATCAACGATGAAGTGATCAGAACCAGCCAGAGGTACTACTTTAAAAGCAGTCTTCAAGTCACCGTAGATGACAGGAGTAGCATTAGCACCAGAATCAGGCATCTGGTCGATGATAACGATAGGACGACCTAACATTACATAACCTTCACCCCAAGCAGCACCAGAAACGGCAAACTTACCAAATTCGATGACAGGGAAACCATCAGCAGTACGGATCTTCTTCAATACAGAGAAGGTCTTAAGGCTCATGAACCACTTAGCATTCGACTGATACTTCTGTGGCAATGCAGCCTGAAGGTCGATGAAGTAATCTTGGATCGCTTCAGCGTCAGCACCAAATGCACCAGAAACACCTGTCTTGATAACTTTGAAAGTATCAGGGTTACGCAAACCGTCTGCCTTCAATGCTTCTGCGAATGCGTTAGCTTTATCTAAACGAGCATTCAATAGACCACGAAGGTTCTGAACACCATCAGCCTTCTCACCGTCACCGTTAAGTAACATGTCGATAAGCTTGAAAGTCCACTCTTCAGAGATAAGACGCATCAATTCTGCTTCAACGTTGATATGAGCATCACGAAGTAATTCATGAGTCATCACAGGCATTGCAAAGATTTTAGCGAACAATGCGTTCACTTCTTTGTATGTCTGTGTGCCAGTTTCAGCAACAGGAGTAGTAGTACCGTCTTGTTCACCTGTTTGAGCAACAGTAGGACGAACGTTAAGAACTAACTGACGGAAATCAGTAGAGCTTACAGTCTGGTTACCAATCTCTGACAAGAAGCTTGAATTAGCGATTGCCAACTCGATGATCTCACGACCTAGCTCTTGCTCAATGGCATCAGAGTTAGTTGTAAGGTCTAACTGCTTTGTGTACTCAGCTAGGTTAGCTTTAGCTGGTGCAGACACCATGAACTTACGTACTGCATCTTGACGAGCTTTAGCGACTAACACTTTGGCTGCAACAGGGTCTACAGTCTTACCAGCTTCAGATTTAACGTCAGCAAGTTCGTTAGCAAGTTCAAGCAATACAGACTTCATTTCTTCAGTGTTAGTGATTGCACTGATTGTTTTAATATCAAATTTCATTTAATAGATTCCTTATATTTTAAGCACACGAAAGCCCCAGCCTGAAGGAACAGGTTGGTTAAAACTTGGGTGTGTTTTTGGAGTGCGCGGAGTGCGCGGATTGAACTACAGTTTAATGTCCATCACGGACAGGATCACTTATACCTCCCGTATAAGAATCTAATTCCTTACTTGAAGAAAGCATCCATAGAACCTGACTTCTCAGACTCTTCGTCTTCTTCAATTTCTTTCTCTTCAGTCTCTTCTTCTGCATCATCGTCTTCACCCTTCTCTTCTTCTTCAGGTTCTTCGTCTTCTGCCATGAATTTAAGACCATGCTTGGCAATGAGGGCTTCAACTTCAGCTTGTGCTGCTGCCTTTTCCTCTGCTTCCAAACGAGCTTTTTCTTCAGGGTCAACGTAGTCAGGCATGTACTTAGAAACAATAAACTTGGCATCAGCGTTACTGAAACCTGTATCTTTTAAGATGCTCTCTAATTCACGGACTGTTGGTAGTACATTTTCTTTCAATTTCATTTTAATTCCTTCTGTTCTGGATAAATCGTTACACGGAAAAGTCACAAGAGAGGTCTCAAGTAGACTCAATTCATGTAGACGGTTTACTTTGGCACTAACATCATAACTTTCGTCAATGACGTAATATCCAATACTGAAACCAGATAATGCACCCTGTTTAACAAGCGAATAAGCTTCCCTACCTAAAGTAATATCTAGGTTTAAGTGGGCATCACCCTCAAGACCTCTTTCAGTCTCACGAAGGTTCTTCCAGACACCTATTGGCTTACTATGGTCGTGTTGCCATAAAACGACTAAGTCACGACCACTATTAGCTATCTCAAGGAGACTCTTAGTGAATGCACCCTTCATGGTTACATCACCAGCGTAATCCTTGTTGCCAAAGTAATTCAGTATTCCAGACACGATGCCCTTCTCACTGATTGACTTAGCTTCAAATGCTACAGATTTATTCCTTTGCATTGTCATCATCTTCTCCATCTTTAGGTTCCTTCTCAGGGTCACCCTTAGGTTCTTTCGATGCATCAATAGCAGCCCTTGTAGCTTCCAATGATAAGTTAGCCTGTTCCTCTGCAGCAGCAGCGTTACCCCATACATAGTTGTTCGATTGAATAACGAATGTATGCTCTGGGTTAGATGGAGACAGGTCGAACATCACACGGGATTCTTCATGGCTTATAATGCGGTTCTTAATCATGACCTCAGCTACTTCAGCTTGAGTCTTGATGTCACCACGGACGAATGACTTGGTATCAAATTTGATTTCCATGTTGTCAGGTAAGAGTCTGTTAAAACCATTCTCTATCTTGATCATTATGGGCATCAGGGATGACTTGAGGAATTGAAGGTTATTCTGCTCCACGTTGTTCATTGTCTGCGCGGTAGTGTCATTGAGCATGTGAACAGGCACACGGTAGGCAGCACTAATCTGCTCTCTACTGAAACATAACATTTCAAGTAGTTGAGCATCTTGGTTCGTCATGGTAATAGGCGTATAACCTAGACCACTCTCAAGTATTGCCACTTTACCAGCGTTATCAGTACCACCATACGCACCCTGCCAGCTTTCAGCGATACGCTCGATTGCTTCAGTGTCCAAAGAGTCCTCAGTACTTAATATCCCACTCAGCCTTGTACCATTCTCAAATATCTTAGCTGTATGCCTCTGTGTGGCTATTCCAGTACCAATCTGCTCTGCCATCATGCGTATAGGAGAAATCCCCTCGTACCCATTCAGGGAAGCTAGTTTGATGTCAAATAGACCATCGTTATGGAATGGTGGGAAGCTGGTCTTCATTTCACCAAGGTTAGTTACCCATTTTGCAAAGGGTATTCCACTGGTGTTCATGGTGAGACCTACTGAGTCAAAATGCCTTAAAGGTGATAATGACTTGATGGTTCCAAGACTGTTCTTCTGTACGTCTAAAAATGCGTGACCACGAAGTAACAATACAGTTACCAAGTGTTCTATCATTTCTTGACTCGACATGTAGTCGTTAGGAGTCTGACAGAATATTCTGTTCTCCCTTGTTCCCCTTGAGACTTCTTCCATAACGCCTTCACGTTCACGGTAGACTTTCAGAGGTATCATCCCAATGGACTCACTGATGATCTTCACACATGTATAAACGTCAGACTGACGCATAGCGGAGTTATAATTAACTTCCACACCAGCATGAGACTGACCTTTACTATTTAGCTTGGAATCAATGTAGGGATTGACGGATTTCTCTGAAGGTTCCTCTGGGGCTGCTTCTCTGTTCCTTTTACTGAACAAATTAAATATAGCCATTTAGACTCCTTTGTTATCCTAATACGACAAGACCTCTTCCACCTTTACCTGAGTAAGGGGAGCGTTTAGGCTTTTCCTGAATCTCTGCCATTGAGAGGGCAATAATTGTGGCAATGATGGGGTCAATCTTATGTATGTTGTGGTTCTCGCGGAATACGGAGATATTAGACCTTTCATCAACCTTCACGACAGCACACGAAGCAGTCCACTCAAAAGTCTTGTCACCATTATAAATAAGGGACTTGTCCTGAATGTATCGCTCCAGCAGCTTAGAGGCTTCTGATAGGTTTGCTTTGCTTTGCGTTATGGATACCATTGGTAGCTTCTTTTTCTCAAGTTGAGTTGCGATAGCTGTTAAATGATATGGGTCATATGCAATAGTCTCTACGTCATACAACCTGCATGCTTCTTCAAGCACCGTACCTATAGTTGCGTAGTCCATAGACTCAACGTTTAGAATACTTAAGTACCCTTCATCATCGAGGTTCAGATAACGTTGCCGCATCTGTTCTGTTACCTTATCCATTGCTGAATTAGGTAGGAAGTTGTCGTAGAAAACATTGAAAGTTCCGTCAATATTAGGAAATAAATAACAAATTGAGGTTAAATCCAGATAATCAGCGAAATCGAGTCCAATAATGCATGTACGACCTTTAAAGTCCTCTATGTTGGCATTAGGGTCAGCACAGGCATATACCCTGTCCATATCCAGCCATGCTTCAGCATTGTTAATCCAGACGTTACATCGTTTAGTTAGGAAGTTAGGTCTTTCTGACGTGATACGTTCAGCCTTACGGCATAGACGCTCAATATCGTCATACTGGACTGATACACCTAAACATGGGTTCGATTTAATCCAGCAATGCT